AGGAGGAAGACGTTCTCAGATGCTTCTGCGCCGAACTGCGGAAGCTCTGCCCCAGCTTCCAGCCTGCGGCCAACTCGAACGTCTGGCTCGGCAATGAGCGCCGGGTCATCCTCGAAAATGAGCTGTTTTACATCTGTGTGGAGGACAACGAGTGGTCGCTGGCCGTCGAGCTTGTCCAGAAAGACGGCTACTCCGACTGTCAAAGCGCATGGCTGGCCGGCCTTCAGAAACGGCGCTATCGGGAATACCTCGATAGCATGAAAAAGGCCCTGCTGGCCCGCCTGCCCAGCATTGGCGTTCGCACCGGGCCGTGGACTCACGGAACTATCACCAGAGAGGAGGCTGGCGTATGCTGAGTGACATGATTGATGATCTCGTCCGGGCCGACTGCCCGCAGGAAAAGGAAGCAGCTTACCGGCAGCTCGAAAAGCTCGGCGTTGACCGCATTACCGCTGATGTCATCGCCGATGAGCGCCGAAATGAGGCGCACCTGTGAGCCGCTATATTCCCCCTGAGGAGATGAATGAAGCTCAGATCAGGGAGCAGTTGGACGCTGAGTATAAGCACTGGGATGACCTGAAGAAGAACGGCTGTTCTGACCCTGCATGGCCGGATGGTGTGAATCTGAACCTTGTTCGGAACCACATCATCTACTGGTATCGGCTCCTGCGGGAACGTACCAGCCAGACCGTGCAGCTCTCGATGTTCGACGCTGGTATGGATTTGAGGAACGAGCGGCCGTTGCCGCCGGAAGTCCCGGACGGGTACATGGTTCCGACCGGGAAGTACCCCGACCGTCTGAACGGAAAGTGGGATGGCCTGATTTTTGACCCGACAATTTGATGAAAGGATGAAGAAAGATGACCGATGAAAAGAAGTTTGAGGTTCGTGCAGAGATTACGGCTCGGCTGACCCAGCAGGATGTTGATGACATCATGGTTTCTGCGCTGGAGGGCGGCATCAACTACTGGTGCAGGCGCGTTGTTGTGCAGGGCAAGTATCTTGGGGAGTACGCAAGCGACCAGATTTCTCGCGGTGGGCAGCTTGCCGTTTGGCTCGAAGAACCGTTTGAGGATGACAAGACTTGTTATATGCTCGATCTCGACAAGTTCCTCGCTGGATTTAAGCAGTGGCTCGAAAATTGCTACGCCAACTGCGATGTTGTGGACAGCACAGATGGTTCCGTTGACTGCGGCCAGATTGATGCCACCTGTGCGGACGAGATTGTCCAGCACGCACTGTTTGGCGATTTGGTATTCGGCTGAGTGGAGGCAAAATGATGATGGCATGGTTGATCGTGGTAGATCAGTGGCTCGAAACGGCCACGGACATCCTCTGCGCTGCTTTTTGGGCGATCGTCGGGGCGATGGCCGTTGTGGGCTTGGCAAGGCTCTTTCTGGGGAGGCGTTGGTAATGAGAACATTGAGAGAGCGCGATGCGCTGCTTGAAGAATTGTGGAAGCGGTTCGGGGATGTCCCTATGGACCCCTCCACCGAAACGATGGAGGCCCCGTTTCTGGATTTCCCGGCAGGAACCAGCCGCGTTGACATCTGGCGCTGGTTTGATGAACGGCATAGCAAGGGCATTGCCTACTTGCTTTACAACGAGGATGCCTCTAACGCGGCAAGCATCACGAGCCTGCTGCACTGCCAGAAGCTCTGCACGGAATGCGACTCCGAAACCTGCGTGTTTAACCCGCAGGGCATCTGCATGGCTCCGTTCCTGACCGGGAGGAAGCCGGGCGTCCACGACGATGGCTGCACCGATTACTGCCCGAAACCGCTGGATGGCTGTGAGCCGGTCCGCTCCTACTCCGAATATGAGCTTCGGAGCTATGAGGAGGACGTGCGGGAATATATCTCACAGTTCACCGATGAGGAGCTTATGGAAGCCTATGAGCTTGACCGAACGACGCTCAATGCGCTCGCCCCGCGTGCGGCGGTCTTGATGCGGAAGTATATCGACAATGACGATAGCTGGACGTACCACCGTGATTATGCCATCTCGGAGGCCGTCAGCGAGTATAAGGAGGACAAAAACAATGCCTGAGAAAATGATGCCCTATGCGCTGCGGATGACGCTGGCAGTGCTTGCAAATAGGCCGGATGATGCCCGCAACATCTCTGCTGAGTGCGTCACTGCGATGACCAAGGAGCTGATGGGTGTTGCAAGCGGTTATGATCTGATGGACTTCCCGTTCATGGTTGCTGCCCTGCGGCTCACCGCGACCTCGCTGGAGTCCCTGCTGGACGAGCATGGCAAGGGGATTGCTGACGGCATCGTCGCCAACACCACCTGCATCACCATTGATGCTTCCGAGCTGAAGCGTCAGGCTAAAGAGGAGGAGTAAGGATATGGAAATCAAGCGCGGCGACATTTGGTATGTGAGCAAGGACAACTACACCGGCTGTGAGCAGGCGGCGGGACGCCCGGCAATCATCGTTTCCAACGAGAAGAACAACGCCTGTGCAGAGACGGTAGAGGTCGTATACCTGACCACCCAACCGAAGAAAGACCTGCCGACGCACGTTCTCATCCGCAGCTCTGAACGTGAAAGCACTGCCCTCTGTGAGCAGATTACGACCGTATCGGTTGACCGCCTGCTGGGCTACAAGGGCCACCTGACCCCGGCAGAGATGACCAACGTGGAGGTTGCAATGCTGATCTCGCTGGAGCTGGAAGTTGGAAAGCCCGTAGAGAAAATCGTGGAGGTCACGAAAGAAGTTCCGGTCATCCGGGATGTCAAGGTATCTACGCCTGCGTCAAATCCGAACATGGCTGCGGAGCTGGCCGCAGCGAAAGCCAAGTGTGAAATGCTCCAGACCATGTACGAGAGCCTGTTGAATCGGGTTCTGGCTGGAAAGGCAGGCTGATGGTATGCGAGCATCTGATATGGTACGCGCAGCCCTTGCTGGAGCAGGGAAGACCCAGAAAGAGTTGGCCGAACACATGGGCTGGACCCCGCAGAACCTCAGCGGGCGGCTGAAGAACAACTCGCTCACCTTCGATGAGCTGTCAAAGGCTCTGCATTTTGCTGGTTATGAGGTCTCCATGAGTGATGCCAACGGTGCGGGCCTCCCGGAGCTGGGCAACAGCACCAGCCCCGCCGTAGCGCAGACCGTAGACGGCGTTCGATATGACACCCGCAAGGCCGAATCGCTCTGCTCGAATAAGGCCGCGATGTTCGAGGACTTCTATGTGGAGCTGTTCGAGGATGCCGCTGGGAACTACTTCACCGTCCTCTACCAGCTTTCTGGATGCCAGCATCATACCATCACCCCGGTAAGCGCCCGTGCTGCCCAGCAGTTCTTAGAGAGGTTCGGGAGCAGAGCATAACTGTTGGCTAAAGTTCCTTCGGTATACGGTAAATTTTTTTGTGAAATCTTCAGTATAAGTTTGACTTACCAGACCGGTAAGCTAGAATGAAGATACAGAAAACAACTTACCAAAACACGGAGGACTTGAATATGAAAACCTACATCGTCACCTATTTCCGCCACAACCCTCAGCTCAAGAACGGAGGCTACACCTCCACCTGCAAAATTGAGGCCGCGTCCATCGCGTCGGCCCGCAAGAAGGCTCGCGAGTTCTGTGAAGGCGCGGTTTACGGTAGCCGGGAGCTGCTGGATGTTCAGAAGGAGGTCAACGGCTGATGGCTCGCAAGGAAATGTACACTCTCAAGGTTGACGGCCGGGTGGTCTGGACCAGCAACCGGCTCCCGTACATGAAGAAGATCGCAAACGAAACGCTTGAGCTGGACAACGGCTTCTTCGCTGAGATTCTGCGCTACAACAAGACATATTCGACCCGCTTCTACAACACGAAGTGGAACCGCTGAAAGGAGGATGCCTTATGGCATTGTACGCCGTTTACTATCAGACCGGTGTTTCGCCCCTTGATGGCGCACCGCTCTGCACCATCGACCTTGTGACGCAGGTCGAGGCCACCGCGATTGCCAAGCAGCAGGAGCTGACCGATGCCGGTCTGGTTGCTTGGCATGAGCAGATTCAGTAAGGAGGAAGACAGAATGGCAAAGATCATGTTGGTCATGACCCATGAGGAGGTCGATACGAACATCGCGTACAGCCTCATCTGCTTTTCTCGTTACGGCAGCGCATGGGACACCGGTCGCCGCCGTCGGGCGTGGTTGGCAAACTTCACCGAGGAGGAGCGCCGTGCGGCCTGTCGGCTGTTCAAACAGGCGCGTGGCTGGACCGTTGGCCGAGGCGTTCCCGATAAGGTCACGATGACCGAGAAGACATTCTGCCTGTGGCGCAAGCTCGCTGAGTTTTGCGCTTCTATCTGAGAGGAGTGGTTTTATGGAAAGGAACTGGTTGCTCGGTGATGACCTCGCCGCCTGCGACAACCTGCTTGACGGCATCACGTTCGATGACATCATCACGCAGGTGCATTGCAACTGCCGCAACATCACGCCCGATGCTGTTCGCAAGGAAGTCGATGACCTCTTAAAACTGCGGCTCGCCGATATGCGGGAGCTGCTTGAGCGAAACATCGACAAGATTGCCGAAGAAGCACGAAAGGGGAGAGAGTGATATGAAAAAGGTCGTTAGTCCGTGTTTCTGCAAGGTCTACACCCGAAGCGGCAATGAAGCGACTGCGCGGGCATTCTGCGAAATCCAGTTTGAGAATGGCAGACTCAGTATCACCGGCGTTATCGGCCCTCTGCGCAGCGGTGGCCATCGTGGCTGCGCTGGTCAGTGCGTTGATGAAATCCGCGAAGGCTGCCCCTGCGATGAATGGACGCAGGAAATGCTCGACAAGTTCTGCTCCATCTGGGACGAGTGGCATTTGAACGATATGCGTCCGTACTGCAAGCACCAGAAGGAGCTTGGATGGGACAAGCTGGCCGTCACGCCTGTCACCCTGTACCGCTATCGGCTGAACAGCAAAACCCTCCGGCGGCAGGAATCCATGAAGAAAAGCTCATGGAAGATGCTCTGCGATGGCATGACCGCTGCTCTGAGCGATGACCAGATTGAAGTTGCCAAATTGCCGTACAGACTTACGCTCCCTCACGAAATCTCTGGCGAGGCGGCTTTGTATTACGAGCCGCAGAAGCCGCTCTACCCCGGAATGGCTGGTGCGACCGAAACGAAGACCCTCGGATGGCTCCATCCCGATGAACACCCCGATGGCATTCTCGGCAAGCCCTGCCCGATTTGTGGCTACCAGTACGGCCACGCATGGCAGACCGAAGAAGTCCCGCAGGAGGTTATCGACTGGCTGTTCAACCTGCCTGAATCGCCCGTCGAACCGGAGTGGGTGTGATTATGAGCGGCTATGAGCAACTTTCCATGTTCACCATGAACGTGGCTCCCATCGTTGCCATCTGCTGCATGGATGACCAGCCTGCAAGAGCAAGCCCGGTCGAACCGTGGATGGCGGCGCTCATCCCAGCCGGAGAATATGTGGTGCAGATTGCTGGGCATCCGCTGGTTCTGCGGCCCATGCCCGGCAGACAGGCCGACATCCAGCGTGGGCATGAATACTACCACTACATGATCGGCGGGCGGCTTTATGCCGGCACATTCGTTGGGAGGGATGCACGATGATGGACAAGATTGTGGTCACAGCGGCAGACATCGAAAAGCTCCTCGCATGGCGAGATGAGAACAACGATTTGGTTCGTTCGATGCCGGTTCCCCTGCGAGAGGTGGAAATCCAGATTGTCGAGAGTGGCATCTCCATCAAGTGCTTCCGCTCTGACAAGAAGCTGAAGCTCTACCTCGACAGCCCGGCCCGGAAGCTCGGCCACGTTGTCTTTGCTCCGCTGGGCAACGGCCTGTGGAAGAAGAAAGTAAGCACGCTTCCTGCGGACTGTAACCCCACCGAAACCGAACAGGGCGCTTTGACCGTGTACGGCTCCCTGATGGCGCTGATGGCGTATGGAGAGGTCGGAATCAGGGGTGAGAAATCCGCCACCTCAACAAAGGCTCCCGCCAAGCGCATAGGCTCCACAAAGCCGCATACCGCCAACACCACATACATCATTCACTCGGCTGGAAAACAGCTCACAGTGGCTCCCAGAGGCCACCATGCAAGCCCAGCCTGCTCCTTTACCGTAAGAGGCCACTTCCGCCACTACAAGAGCGGAAAGGCGGTCTGGATTGCAGAGTATCGTAAAGGAACGGGCCACAGCCGGGGCAAAACCTACAAGATTGGAGGTGATCTGGATGACTGAGCAGTCTGAATGGCAGTTCATCGTCGATTACGTCAAGGACAGCACGACAAATTTCCGCAATGCCACCTGTCGCAGTCAACTCATGGCCCTGTGGACCTCGTACTGCCTGCATAACAGCCTCGATGTCGATACAGCGATGTACGATGCAGTTTTGATGGATTTGTTCAACGCTCTCTCCGATGAACAGAAAGCCGAACTGCACTGCACCGGCTTCTCGGAGTTTGATAGTATGATGGCCCAGTGGCTTGTCTGAAAGGAGATAAAAAATGAGCGACATACGGTTAGTTAATGTAGTGCCCATCGTCAACGGATGGAACGATGCGGCGAAGAAGAATCTGGAGGAGGCCAAAACCTTGATGGCCTCCGGGAACCATCTCGACTACAACAAGGGTGTTGTCAAGGAAAGCGTTGCGAACCTCGTTTCCGGGTTTGCCGATGACCTGATGAAAGCTCCTGCTGTTGACCCTGAGAGCCGACGGCCTGTATCTCATTGGGTTTTGCAACGCGGTGTCGCGTATTGCGAAAGATGCCGCAAAGGGTACAGAATTACGAATGGAGGAGCGAACGTCTTGACGTTTAGCTATTGCCCGAACTGTGGTGCAAAAATGGAGGATAACAATGCCTGAAATCAAGATTTTCGATGCCCTGCCTGAAGAAGAAATCCTCGCCCAGATGGCGGAAGAATGCGTAGAAGCGTCCAAGGCGGCTCTGAAGCTCCGCCGGGTGCGCTGCGGTGTGAATCCCACGCCGGTGTCTGAGAAGGACGCCTTCGAGAATCTGGTCGAAGAGTTGGCCGACATCTACCTTTGCAGCATCGTCTTCTTCGGCGGCGAGCTGGATGACAACGACCCATGCAATATGTGTGATGCGGTCGGCGACCGGATGGTCGAGATCATGGAGCAGAAGCTCGCCCGCTGGAAGTACCGTTTGATGAAGAAGGAGGATGTCGATGTCCCTGAAGAATAAAGCAGTCCTCATCAGCATTCGGCCTGAGTGGTGCGACCTCATTGTGCGGGGCAAGAAAACCATTGAGGTGCGCAAGACCCGTCCGAAACTGGAAACGCCGTTCAAGGTGTACATCTACTGCACGAAAATTCCTGATTGGTTGCGAACTGTAAGCCATGAATGGCAACGGCTTGACAGAAAAGTTATCGGCGAGTTTATCTGTGATAAGATTTGGGAGCTTGCGCCGCTGAACCGTTCGCCTGATGACATAGAACAGCAGGCCTGCATGGACAGGGATGCCATTGTCCGCTACCTGAGATGCAAAGGCTGGGCATGGAATATCTCAGACCTGAAGATTTATGACCAGCCCAAGTCCTTGTCCGGCTTTTCTAGGCATGACTTTCGTGGCATGAACGGAACCGATGTCTGTGGAAATGAGAGTTGCGAGCATTATCAGCCGTCTGGAAGCTATATGCTCCCGCCGACCTGCGCAATCAATGGCTGCTGTTTGAGCAAGCCGCCCCAGAGCTGGTGCTACGTTGCTGAAGCAAAGGAGGACGACGCCTTATGAGTAAGAAACGGTATCTTGAAGCTGAGATGCTGAAAGAGTTCCTGCGCATGGGCATGAAGGTAGGCCATATCCACACATTACGGGATGTGGAGAACTATATCGACACCCAGCCAGAAGCTACCCCGCAGGAAGTGGCCGGTCAATGCTGGAGAAATTCCAAGTATGACCCGCCGACAGAAGCGGATGCTGACAGACTCGGAAGAATCATTGTTTGGGGAGCCGCGGTCAAGCACGTTGACATCACATATTGGGAGAATGCAATTTTTCACCCTGTGGACGTTCCGTTCTGGATGCCGTTGCCTGTAGCGCCGGGGGAAAAAGCAGAATGACACGTAAAGAAATGTTTGACCTCAGAATTGCAAGTGATGGATTTCGTTATGCGGTCAGAAAAGCGCTGTTTGAATGCTCCAAATTTCCGCCCTGCACCGAGCGAATGATCGTTGAGGGAAGACTGGCTGAAGCGCTGTATTTTTCAGAGCGGATGATGGAAAAAACGTACAAAGACCTTGAAACGGAGGAAAAAACTAATGTGGGCTGAAATGTCTGATGCAGCCAAGTGGCTGGCAGTTGGAGCTGCGATTGTCGCGGCCATTATCGTAACTGGGCAGACGTACCCGTTGTGGTTCTTTCTGATTCCGATGATCTGTTGATGAGGAGGTGCCGACCGTGGAACTGAAGAACAGCGAGCATTACAACGACCCGACGCCGTATGAGGCACACAAGAACATCCGCAAGGAGGAACAGCTTGAAGCTGCCCGGATGCGCACCATCAGTGCATTGGTCAGCGCATTGAAGCAGGTAGCCGATCTCGCCGGGTTCGAGATCGTGGGCCGGGTTGTCCTTGTGGATAAGGATTCTGGGAGGATTTTCAGATGAGTACCCCAAAGTGCGAGATGTGCGGACGGGACATACCGAACGCCAAGAACCGCCAGAAGTTCTGCCCTGACTGCGTAAAGAAACGTCAGGCCGCACAATCCCACAAATCTTATCTCAAGCACCGCGAGCATTATCTGGAACGCAGCCTTGCTCAAGCTGAACGTCGGAAGCAGGAAGCGCTGGAGGAAAGGATGCTGGAGGAACTTTTGCTCGCAAAAAGACCGGAACCGAAGTACAGCATCACTCAGGTGGTCGAAAAGGCAAAAGACCTCGGCATCAGTTACGGCTGGTGTTCGTATCTGCTTTCGGTCGGAAAAGTCTGTATGGAATGAAAGGAGAGCGCTTATATGACGCTGATTACGAAGTCCGAAGAATTGATGGCCGTTTCTGTCCGGCAGGGTGTTGAGCTTGCCGCCATTGAGGCCAAAGTGCTGCTGGGCTATCTGGAGGGGCATGACTACAGCCTGATGATGGATGACAAGTTCCATCTCGCCCTGCATGACAATCAGGACGGCGAGAATGCCGACAACGATCAGCCGTACACCATCCGGGACTGCATCGACTTCTGTCAGGAGATGAACAGCGAGCTTCTTCTGGAGGAAGCGGGAAAAGAAGGCGGTGACCCGGACTATTTCAGCGAGCTTCAGAAGGACGAGCTGATTCTGGGCATGATGATGGAACGCGCAAAGGTAGCGCTTCCGCCCCGGACCAGCACCTACGATGTGGTCATCGTCGAATACCTGAAGAAGGTCGTACCCGTCGAAGCGGCGAGCTGGGAAGAAGCCAAGATGCTTGTCAACGAGGCGTGGGACAACGGAACCTACGTCTTGACCGCAGATGACTTTGCCGGGGTGAGCTTTACGCTCGGCCGCTGATGTCGTCCAAAAAGCAGTTGCATTATCGGTAAGCATCTGCTAGAATAGGGATATGCGGCACTATACCGAGCAAAAAGGCCCCACACGGGGTCTTTTTGCTGCACAGATACAAACAATCTTTGGCTGCAAAGGTAGCGTTTCAGACGGAACCAGTGGCACTCCTGCGTTTTGAAAATGCTCGCATTTTCGCTGCTTTCCATACCGGCATCCCGACTCCCGTCAGTATGGGGGATGCGATGCTGATCTTGTAACTATTATAGCGCTTCGCCGCTGTAATATCCCGACTCTGTATCCGCAGCGAGAGCATACGCCCCCTGCGGCAGGA